GGTGCGGGAGACCGTGGAGGGTAGCTATGGCGGATGAGAATTATACACTCCCGGAGGTGCCGGTTTATCGTGAGGCCATTCGGAAGATCCTCAACGAGGACCCGGTGAATGCGGAGGAAGTGCTGAATCCGTTGGTGCAGGCGCTGCTGGAGAACGTCCACTTTGTTAAGCTGCTGGCGCAGGCGAAGGCGGAAAGCGACGCACTAGACGAACACGTGGGAGTCGATACCTCCCATCTTGCCGCGGCGGAGCGCAGCGCCTGGAACGGGAAGGCAGAGGGCAATCACAGTCATACGGCGGCGGATGTGGGGGCGGTTCCCACGTCACGCAAGGTCAATGGTAAGGCGCTGTCCGCTGATATTTCTTTATCTGCTGCGGATGTGAGCGCAAGACCTTCGACCTGGACGCCTTCTGCGACAGATGTGGGGGCGATTCCTGCCAGCCAGAAGGGTGCAGCAAACGGCGTATCTACATTGGATGCATCCTCGCTGCTATCATCCTCACAAATCCCTGTGATCCCGACATCGAAAGGAGGGGTCCCTTCCGGTGGGACTGCTGACTATGTTTTGGCAAAAAAAACGTCAAATGACTATGACGCTGCTTGGACACTAAAGCCAGGTAAATCTGTAGCGGGAAAAAGCTTTAGAATGTTCAGCGCCAATGCTGCTGCTACGGCAAGAACAGGGGCAGAAGTTTTTAATAGTTATAATTATGTATATAGAACAAACAGGCCGGGGTCGGGGAATGCTGCAATTGGGAGCAATTCCATAGCAACAGGAACGAACACGTCAGCGGAAGGATCATCATCTTTCGCGATGGGGCAAGCTACTGTGGCGGGGGCAAGCTGCCAGCTTGTACTTGGGATGGGAAATGTGATAAATACATCCTCATTGAGTCGGTTAATTATTGGGAGTGGTTCGAATACTACATATTCAAACTGTTTCCGTGCAACTACAACTGGTGTTTATGCAGCAGGCAGCTACAGTGCATCCGGAGCCGACTATGCAGAGCTCTTTGAGTGGGAAGATAAAAATCCCGAAGCACTGGACCGTGTTGGCCTTTTTGTTACATTATCCGGGTCTAAAATACGCCTTGCTGGCCCAAATGATGATTTTATTTTAGGGATTGTTTCTGGAAATCCGTCTGTTCTCGGTGATGTCTATGATGATCAGTGGCAAGGGATGTATCTATATGATATCTTTGGCCGCCCGTTATGGGAAGATGTGGAGGAACCGGATTATGTAGAGGAACGTCCGGACCCAGAACATCCTGGACAAACAATCAAGGAAGTTGCGATTCCTGCCCATAGAGAAATACGACAGAAACTCAATCCGGAATACGATGATTCACAGCCGTACATTCCGCGCAGCAAACGCGCCGAGTGGGATGCTGTGGGACTGTTGGGGAAACTTGTAGCTGTCGATGACGGTAGCTGTGTTCCAGACGGTTGGTGTACTGTAGGGGAGGGTGGAATAGCAATTTACTCTGCCAGCCGAACCCGCTACCGCATGATGGAACGCTTAGATACAAGCCATATTCGGATTCTTATTCTGTAAAAGGGGAAAGGTAGGTAGTACATCATGAAAACTGGATTTTTAACGGGGATCGGCGTAGTAGGCAGCGCCATTGCCTCCCTCTTCGGCGGCTGGGATGCAGCCATTGGGACACTGCTCATTTTTATGGGCATCGACTACGTGACGGGCCTCATGGTGGCGGGGATCTTCCATCACAGCACCAAGACAGAGACAGGTGCGCTGGAAAGCCGCGTCGGCTGGAAGGGGCTGTGCCGTAAGGGTGTTACCCTACTCATTGTCATCATCGCCCACCGCCTGGATCTGATGCTGGGGACGACCGTCATCCGGGACGCGGTGGTGATTGCCTTCGTGGCCAATGAGACCATTTCCATCGTGGAAAACGCGGGGCTGATGGGGGTGCCTATCCCGGCGGCGCTGACAAAGGCTATCGACGTGCTGAACGCTAAGGCCAACCAGGAGGGACAGGAGCACGAGTAACGTACATCAAAACACACGGAATAAAACCCGAAACGCACGCATAACACACGCGTGCGTTTCGGGCGATAAGAAAGGAGACCCCCATGAACAAAGAGAACAACGTATTCTACCAGAACCGCAAGGCCATTCAGACCATCTGCCAGCGGGACAACTGTGACGTTGGCGTAGGTACGTCCAAGTTTATCCACGAGGCCCAGCTGACCGGCTATCACGCCGATCTAGACGATTGGCAGGCGCTGTGCCGGGCGTACATGATGGACAAGCAGCGTACCCTGGCTGACCTTTTCCGGTGAGGTGGCTTCGGTGAGCAACAGCAAATTAGTCAGCTACACCAAGCTGTCTCCCAACTGCACCCACCCCCGGCGGCACGCCATCGACACCATCACCATCCACTGCATGGCGGGGCCGCTGAGCGTGGAGGGCTGTGGGGCAGGTTTTGCGGACCCCAAGCGGAAAGCTAGCAGCAACTATGGCATCGGGCCCGATGGACGGATTGCCCTCTATGTGGACGAGGGAAACCGCTCCTGGTGCAGCTCCAACGCTTCCAACGACCACCGGGCTGTGACCATTGAGGTAGCCAGCGACAGTAAGCATCCCTACGCCGTGACAGCGGCAGCTTACAACGCCCTGATTGACCTGCTGGTGGATATTTGCCAGCGCAATGGAATCCCACGGCTTCTGTGGCGGGGAGATAAGACCCTGGTGGGGCAGGTGGACAAGCAGAACATGACGGTGCATCGGTGGTTTGCCGCTAAGGCGTGCCCAGGGGATTATCTCTACCAGCGTCACGGTCAGATCGCCGCCGCTGTCAATGCACGGCTGAAGAACGGACAGGAGGACAAGAGCATGGATATCGACGCATTGATCGAGCAGATGACCCCGGAGCAGGCGTATCAGCTGGCCCAGAAGGCGGAGCTTCACGCTAAGGCCCTGCCGGAACCGGAGTGGAGCCGCCAGGAGGGGCACTGGCAGCGGGCCACGGAGGCCGGTGTCATGGATGGCACTGCCCCGGAGCGGTACGTCCGCCGGGATGAGCTGGCGGTGGTGCTGGGCAGGAAAGGGTTGTTGTAAGGACGCGCAGCGCCCCCGGTACGGTTGAGCCGTATTGGGGGCGCTTTTGCTATCTCATTGAGTGCAAAGGCCTCTGAGGCCGAAATGTTGGTATGCCGTCCGAGATTTTGGCATTTACTGTTGAAAACCATCTTCCTATGATGAGTACAAGGAGGATGTTTTATTATGAGTATACAGAAAAATGTTACCGCTACATTAAAATTGATCCACATCCAGAGCAAGTTATCCCTGGTAGAGTTCGCAGAGGCATTAGGGATTGGAAGATCCTCTCTTCAAGAGTACCTATCGGAAAAACGCTGTCCAAAGATAGATACTCTGGAGTTGATTGCGGAGAAACTTAAAATCCCCATCGATGCCTTTGTGTCCGGCAAACTGACCCTTGATGTGTGGTCGGATACGTGCAAAACCCTGCATCCACTCCTTCAGCCCTTGGCGGAGGCGCAGCTTCGTGCGCTGGTCTATCTATCTGATAAGATCTATGCCTTGGAACAGCGGATTACAGAAAAGGAGCATCAAAACGGCTATCAGTACACGCTCATCAACGCGAAAGTACCATCGAGTTCTCGTGTCTCTTATGGACTGCTTGTCCAAAAATGGTACGGGGGTTCCTGGCACGCCGTCATGGCGGTGGCGCCTTTCTCGGAGGATCGTGCCGCTGTGTTCAATCTCACACAGTACTGCGCGAAGTTACAGATCCCGCCGGATCGGATGATGGAGGTCGTGGAGGATTTCCTGGCAGGCAGAATCCGCCATTTATGATGCGGAACAGACAGAGGTGCGCGGCTTTTTCGCTGCGCACCTCTGATTTTGCCCGATAGTTGATGTTTTACCCTTGATTCTTTGCGAGTTATACGGTATCATCAAGGTGGCCGGGGTAAGGCTCCCGGCTTATCCTTGACTGGTGGGATAGCGGGAGGCTTTGACGGGTTCCCGCTATCCCGTTTTATTTAAGTGCTTCAATCTTCTTGCGGATGATTTCGGCGGCTTCAGCGGCTGTCTTCGCTTTTATTTCGATGTTTTCCGCTAACGTTTCTAAAAGCAATATCAACTCTGCCTGTGTCATTTCTTCCATATCCTCACTTCCTTCCATAAAGGGCTTGCGCTCTTGCCTTACAATGACAGTATACATCATGTGCATATGAACTTCAATAGGCAGAATGCAAAAACATAAGCACATGAAATTGTGCACATTTTACATATGCACATGATGCGAGCTGTGGTATAGTATGGGTGAGGTGATAAACATGGCGACACAAGCTCATTTAGAGGGAAACAAACGGTATATGGCAAAACTAGATCGAGGGGTTTTCTATGTACAAAAAGGAAACTTGGAAAAAATCAAAGCCCACGCCAAGGAAAACGGAAAAAGCCTAAACGCCTACATCGTCGGGCTGATCGAGGCTGACATGGGGAAATTATCGGGAGAATAACCGGCATCGCTGGGTGCTTCCGTCCTCCATCCATCAAACGAAAATGCCAAATTTTCAAAATGCTGAATATTCCAACGGGTAAGGCAAACGTCCTGTGGTAATATTAAGCAAAATGTTGGCTATTTCATTGGGTGGAGGAACTATGAGAGCATACACATTCCACGGAAAACGGAATATTTGCGGGGATCGTATCCGAGAAGCAAGGCTAAAGCTCCGCTATTCGCAATCTGACCTATGCAAGCAGCTTCAGCTGATCGGGATTCCGATGGAGCGGGACAGCATAAGCAGGATTGAGAGCGGCAGCAGGTATGTAGCAGACTATGAGGTTACAACGATTGCGGATATTCTGGATGTTTCTGTGTTGTGGCTGCTGGGGAGAGAGTGAAACCGGCGTGGTATGGAACCGCGCCGGTTTTTTGTGCAATGGGAGGGCTGGCATGAATTATAAAGGATACCGACATATTCGATGGGAGGATCGCCTGAAGATCGAGGGAGCGATACGGACGGGAGCGAAGCCGAGGGAAATTGCGGAAATGACCGGATTCTGTGTGAAAACGATTTACAACGAGATTAACCGGGGGCAGTGTGTCCAGCAGACCAGCGAGTACGAATTTATTGCGCGGTATTGTGCGGACTTTGCCGAGGGGAAATACCAGGATCACCTTCGGGCAAAGGGACCGGATATTAAGCTGGGACGTGACTATGCTTTCGCGGAGTATATAGAGAATCAAATCATAAATGGGAAACGCTCGCCAGGTGCAGCTCTGGCACAGATAAAAATTGATGGGCTGGCATTCGATACGGAAATTTGCGAGACTACCCTGTATAATTGGATATACCGGGGGGACGTGTTTCTTAATGTGACACAAAATGACCTCTTGTATCGGGGCGTGCATCGAAACGAGCGAAAGAAAGGGCCGGTCAACAGGGCCAGACCGGCCAAGGGCGACACCATAGAGCAGCGCCCGGAAGAGGTCAACGAGCGGGACACATTTGGGCACTGGGAGTTG